TTCTTTCAAAATGTTTTTATAACGGGATACGTCAATATTTAGAAACGGAGAATATTTTTTAATTCTCATACTGACGGTTTCCCACACAGGGTCTTTAAGTTTTTTATCAAAGTCATTCCCGAACAGGAATATTCTATCATAAATGACTAGTGTTTCTATACTAATTTTACCGTTCAGGAATTTTTTTAAGACGGGTGGATGACCTTTAGAACAGTCAAAAACCTCATCTACTTTTTTTGAATCAAATAAATTTTGAGTTTCTTCTCTAAAAATGTAAGAAAGAGATTGATTTCTTTTCTTCCATTCTGAATATCTTAGTTCACCTTCTCGCATCATTTCTCCTATCCAAAGCTTACTTGGATCAGTGCAGGTGATAAAGTTTGATACGAAGAACTCAACAACTTCTTGATCTGTTTTTTGTCGTGATACTTTCTCAAACCAAAAACGATCTTTACGTTTGTAGAAAGACTGAACTGTTGCACGACTTTTACCACAATACTTGTGATAGTCATAACTGTCTTTGGTAAAGTGATTCTTCAAAGACAGATAACACTTATAGGCATCAAATGGCATCATTCAAAAAAGTAATAAGGTTATTTTTTGCCGGGAAAATTTTTACCCTCAGTCAGTATTATAGAGGTAATTTTGCACGAGAACTTCTCTTTAGGAAGTTTAACTCCATTGCTTCGTACTTAATCTTTTCTTTGAGTGGTTTTGAGATAAGCTTAGGAACTGATTCAACATCAATGCTATTTTGTTCGCAGAAGTGAATGATAGCATCAATGTAACTCATATCTTCATTCGTATGCACCAGAGCTTCAATCTCTTGAGCGAACCGTGACGGGCAAAAGAATTTATTTTCGAAAGCTTTTTCTAATTCATTCTCCATTTGACCCAGTATTGTGACGTACAAATTCTTTAATATAACGAACTAATAACTTAATATAATCCCCTTTGTTCCTTTTGTCAAATACTTTAACTTCACCACTTGGAGTTACCATTAATGTAATTAATTTTTTGATAGGGATCTCTGTTAATTCGTAATAAGCAGCCGCATAAAACATTTCCTGAACGAAATAATTTTCAATCCACGCTTCAGGTTTGATCTTTGAAGATGTTTTGAAGTCTATGACTGCTAGTTCTCCCTCATACTCTGCAATACAATCAACTCTACCTGCGAGTCCCAGGTATTCTGAATAGAGGGTACGCTCAATTGCGTGTATGTTATTTATCTTATCAAGTTCTGGTTTGATATGATAAAACATAAACTTAGTTGCTGGTTGATAATCATCCCAGTTCAACTCTTTGTTCTCAAGATAATCCTGACAGACTTGGTGAAAGTCAGTTCCTCTTGCAGTTGCGATTCTAGTGATCTTATTGGCTTCTTCAAGTCCAACTCTCTTACGCCAATCAATAAAAATCTGACGATTATAAAATGAAGTTACCGATGTGATTGATGGCACCCACTCTCCATTCGGAAGATTGTAGAGACGGATGCCATTTTGTTCTTTCTTTTCTAGTTCAAGGTCACCTAAAAAATTACAATGATTAAAACTCATACTCCAACTTCCATTTTCGCAAGGATGTATTCTTTCACTAATCCAGAGCGAACAATGTCATCAACTCCAAATTCAATAATATCAATTGAAGGCATAATACGAAGAACTTTCATAAAGTCAACAATGCCATTCTTTTCGTTAGATTTAATAAGATCAGATTGAGTAGCATCGCCACAGAACATAATCTTACTATTCTCACCTACACGAGTAATTATACTATCAAGTTCGTGATAATTCAAGTTTTGAAATTCATCAACAATGATGATTGCATTATCAAGAGTAGTACCACGGATAAACGACGTACTCCAAAAACTAATCGTGCCTTGAGTTTTAAGATTGCCATAAAGCATTTCAAAGTCTGCTTCAGTTGGCAATTCAAACATATACTTTACCATATTCTTATAAGGAATTTGATAAAGAGAAGACTTATCTTCGTGGTCTCCAGGAAGGAAACCAATCTCACGAGTAGCAACAAGAGATCTTACAATGTAAATCTTTTCATATGGAGATCTTTCATCTAATACATCTCTAAGAGCATTATAAAGAGTAATGAATGTTTTACCTGTTCCCGCACATCCATAAGCAACAATATTCTGATCGTTCTTGTAACAACGATAGAGTTCCTTTTGATTTTCTGTAAGAGGCTCAATCGTCCTCATTAGTTCAAAACTGATTGGTTTCTTACGTTTCATTTGTTTGTTGCTCATTCCAAATGGGACTGGAGACTTTGGAGTGTTTTTTCTTGCTGGCATTTTTAAATAGGTTTAACGGTGGAACCAGGGGCTTTAGATGCTTTGTGTAAAACATCATTCCATCCAGGGTGAGACTTTTTAAGTTTGTCATAGATTTCACCCACTTCTCCAAAGTTTGGAAATGTGGATGGGTCTGAATAGTCTCGTTCCCAGTCGGGATTATCTAATCTCCATTGGTCCCAATCGTGAACGCTCATTTTGATTTCTTTTTGTTCACCAGTTTGTCTATTAATAACAGGATATACAGCCATAGATCTCCATAAAGTGTAAGAATATTTATTCAATAATGACTGATGGTGGATCAACACATTCAGCACATCCATCACGTTTCCACCCAAGTGCTTCGGATACAGCGGGAAACTGACAAGTGAAAATACAACGAACAAGTTCTGCAATTTCCATATGTTCTTTCTGAGTTCCGTGAGCGGAACGTAAGTCAATGTAATGTATCCAAGAACGCACAGAACCCGTCATATAAAGGCGTGTGGGCGTTGCTAGAGGCAATACAAACCTAGCACACTCCTTTGCCACTCCCGCTTCTAGAAGACGATTGTAGAGGCGTAGAGAGTGCTCGAAATGAACGCGAATATCTTCACCCAAAACTAGTCTTAGATAATCTGGAATGTCATCAATACTGTTTTGACGGTTCTTATCATCCTGACGACGGAGTTCAGGAAGAGGAATAGATTTACCTAAAAGACTTGCATCAGCATACCGTTGTGAAAATTCTTGATAAGTGAAACTTCTGTGACGGAGAATCTGAGCTGCGATGCCACGAGTCGTGTTAATCTCAACCGTCATCGTTGCTTGTTCGAAGATGCTCCAGTGTTGATGCTGAATACAATACTTAAGAAGGCCAGAGAATTTTTCATTCTCTTGATTTGCTGGATTACTCACACGAGCACAATATGCCATATGCTTTTCTGCATCGGGAGTGACACTAATAAGTTTGACTTCGGGTTTCATAAATTCAAACTCAGTCGGGATATCCATCATCATCTCCATCATAAAATACTTCGTCGTAATCGTTAATGTAAGGTGCTACTTCTTCATAAGATGCTTTATATGCGTCCACATCTGAATAAATCTCAGACTTTAAAGAGTCAACTAGCAACTCTAAATTATGGACGATCAGTTTAAGTTTTTCTTTATCCATTTTTATAACACTGACGTAGTAATTATAGTTAAAAAAAAGGGAGGTGTCAACCTCCCAGAGTTATTATTTTGCTGCCACTAAAGTGGCAAGAGATGCCTTTTGGCGTCTCTCTTCTTTTTGTTTTTGTTCTTTAATGATTTGTAGGAAGTTAAGTTTCTTCATTGTGCTCCTCCCTTTGATTTTTGCATGGAAAGTTTATTTCCATTTTCATCAACATAAAACATTGTTCCACGGTAGATTTCTACGTGTGGTTCAATCTTAAACGTTTGGTTGGGGCGTTCTGTGGTGTCATATTCTACACCACGATATACTACTTTTGACATTAGGGTTCTCCTTAGTTTTTTAGGTTAAAGAGCGTTCCTTCAGTCGGCTTTTGCGTCTATGGGACACGTTTTTGGAGAGACCTGTTTGATCTCCCAAATAATATCATTCTTCGCCTGTTTAGGAATATCCTGTTTTAGGACTCTTCCTGCCATCAATTGTGCTTGTAGGCAAGTTAGAATGATTGCTTCCATAGATGAACGTTCCGTTCCGAGTCGGCTTACTTCCGTCCTATTCAGTTTAGCACCTTTTCACAACATCCTTTCGGAGTTCTAATAGCAGTTGGTCTTCTCTTCTCTGGTGAACAACATCGTCGTTTTTAACGATGTCCATTAGTTCCCACGCTGCATCGCAACTTA